GAAGAAGGAAAAATAGCAGAATTCTTTATTCTAGTATTAAAAGGGACAGTTGAAAATCAATGGTTTAAAAAATCCCAAGAAGGGCAAGATTTTATTGAAATTAATGAATCTGAACTAGACTTAGTTTTACAACATGAAGATCTAGATAAAACAGTTCAGATTCAAGACAGAACTAATATTTCTGATATTAGTAGATATTAATAATAACTACAGATAATTTTCAAAACGATTTACATCTTTACTTTGAAAAAGAAATAATTTATCTGTATAATAGTGAAAAATTTTGAGTTAAGTTTAGAAAGAGAAATTGATTTTATGAACAAGTATGGATTAACAGCAGATGAATTATTTCTTATGCGGTTAATCTTTTTAGCTCAAGAAGACCGAGATTTATATCTAAATAAATATTTTAGAGAAAATTCCCTTGGCTATTCAATTACTGATTTATTAAAAAGTCTACAAACTAAAGAGATCATTAATAAATCATATAAAATTCCTGAAAAAGGAACAGTATTTAACCCTAAAGATGTAGAATTTAATAAACAGGTTTTAAAAGGGTTTTTACAACATTCTGAAGATTTAGGAATGGAATTGTTTGAAAGTTATCCTGTAAGTACTGTTATTAATGGTAAAACATTTTCTTTAAGAAATATTGCTAAATTTTACAAAAGTTTTGACGATTTTTGCTTTGCCTACGGTAAAGAAATAAAATTTGATCCAGAAAGACACAAATATATTATGGATCTTTTAGAATGGGCAAAAGAAAATAATTTAATTCATAGTGGGTTAGGAGATTTTATCATCTCCAGAAAATGGTTAGATCTAGAAGAGATGAAAGATGGAGAAATGGGAACTTTTAATACCAATGAACTTATATGAGTATTGTTAATGAATTATACAAAAATATTCAACAAGGAAGAGAAGGCTTAAATCAAGGCATCTCTACTGGGTTACCAAAATTAGATCTTTTAACATATGGTGTTCAAAGAAAATGGTTAAGTGTAATCAGTGGGGATTCGGGTTCAGGAAAAAGCTCACTAGCATTTTATACTTATGTATATTCTCCTTTCATGCAACATATAAATAATCCTTCTATTAATGTAAACTTTTTATTATTTTCATTTGAAATGAGCGCAGAAGTTTTATTTGCAAAACTACTTTCTGTATATATTTATGAAAAGTATCAAGAAGTTGTTTCCTATGATGAAATTTTATCATTAACAGGAAAATGTTCTGACGCTCATTTTGAACTGATAACAGAAAGTTTACCATGGCTAGAAGAGCTAGAAAAACATTGTGAAATTGTAGATAAACCTGTTACTGCTAAAGGTTTATACGCTGTATGTAAAGAATGGAGTCAAAAGTTTGGTAAATATATTGAAACAGGAACAGTTGGTGAATATACCAAAACGGAATATATTCCTAATGATTCTAAACAATACTTAATTGTAGTTGTGGATCATATAAAGTTACTCTCTACAAGTAATGGACACACATCTAAACAAGAAATAGATGAAGCATGTGATTATTTGATTCACTTTAGAAATAAATGTAGTTTCACAGAAATTATTGTACAGCAGTTAAATAGAAACTTTAAATCTATGGAAAGAAGACAAAATGGCTTTCAACTGTTACAGTTAGACGATTTATCAGACTCCTCAGGCCCAGCACAAGCTGCAGAAACTGTAATTGGTATTTTTCATCCTTTTAGAGAAAAATTAACACGCTGTGAAGGATATGATATTCGTCAAATGAAAGATAGAATGAGATTATGTCAAATCCTTAAAAATCGTTTTGGTTTGGCGGATAAATCAATTGGTGTAAATTTCTTTGGTGAAATTAATTATTGGAGAGACTTACCACTTCCACAAGAAATAACAGATTATGAACAATATTTAAACCCTTAAAATTATTTTATTATTATGAGTGTATTACCTACACAAAAAATTACAAAAAAGACAGACAATCCTAAAAATTTAATCTTATTTGGGTTGCCTAAATGTGGAAAATCCACAACAGTATCAAAACTTCCTAATAGTTTAATTATTGATTTGGAAAACGGCACTGATTACTTGGAAAATTGTTTTGCAGTCAAAGCCGCTAATTATAAGGAGCTTTGGAAAATTGCACGAGCATTAAGTCCTGTTTGGAAGGGAGCGGAAAATCCGCACTATGAGCCCCATACTTATCAATTTATTATTATTGACACTGTAACTGCACTTGAAGATATGGCGAATGAATACGCTATTAAATTATATCAAGATACCCCGATGGGCCGCAATTATGATGGTACAAATATTTTAACTTTACCGCAAGGCGCTGGATATTATTATGTTCGTTTAGCTGTACAAAACATGATTGGTTGGTTTGAAAATGCGGCGCCAAATATTATTCTGTTAGGCCATGTCAAAGATAAGTCTTTAACTGAGGGAGGAACAGAGTTAAATGTTAAGAATCTTGATTTAGGTGGTAAATTATCAAATATTCTATCTGCAAATAGTGATGGTATTGGGTATCTTTATAGAGACATTGAAACTGGTTCATTAATGGCCAATTTTGGAGATATGAACTCGGTTCTTTGTGGTTCTAGAGTTCCTCATCTTGCTGGGAAAACTATTGAACTTGCAGAAAGAGTAGTAAAAGAAAATGGTGATTATGATATTATTACTCACTGGGATAGAATTTACCCAAGTTTAAGAGATGAACAAGCGTCCTGATATAATTGATCTAATCCTAAAAGAAAATATGGCAGTAATGTCTCAGCAACTTGTAGACTTGCTTCAAGCAACTGCCGGAGATAAGATTTCTATAGGATTTACTCAACAAGAAGATAAATTAGTTCCTATTATTGAAATAAATGAAACAGGGCACAAACTTAATAAAAATAATACTTTTTCATTTAGAGGAAAACAACGAGAGGTCCTTGGACAACTAGGAACTAATTTTTTGGCTACCAAAACTAATAACGTAATCACGTTAGAAGGAGATGGAATGCCAGTATTTACTACTGTTAAAAAGGCAGTAGAAACTTATTTAACTAGAGATATTATTGAAGATACAAATTATTCGATTACTAAATTAACAAATTATGAATTTTAATTTTTCTGAAACTGCTGGTCTTGGTGAAAGTAATGGTGCAAAACAACTTGAAGGTAATAAAATTCACACTGTAAAATTTGACGGATGTGAAGCTGTTGATTTGAAAGATGGTCAATATAAAACTTTGAGAATTAAATTTTCTAATGAAGATGGTGCTTTTACCCACACTATCTTTGAACCACGCGATGGTGATGATCAAGATACACAAGGTACATATGGACCTAATCCGTCTCCTGTAAAGGAAATGATAACTCTTCTCCGCCATTTGGCTGCCGCAGTATCTCCAGGTTTGATGGAAGCTATTAACACAATGCCTAATAATCTTAGTTGGGATCAATTCCGTCAGAAAGTAGTAGAAGCTAGTGCAGACGGTATTGGTAAAACTACTAAAATTAAACTGCTTAAGCGTGAAAAAACAGACCAAAATACAGGTGAAAAGCGTATAAATGCTGAGTTTCCTCGTTATATTATTGCTTATGATAGAGAGGGCAAGCTGTATATGCGTACTAACTTTATTGGGGATAAGACGTATTTCACAACAAAGGAATTGCAGAAAATGCGAACTGAAGCTGCAGCTAAACCTACTAGCGCTGATGACTTTGATAATGAGACTACAAGTACTAAGCCTGTAAATCAGTTAGCAGATCCTGATTTTGACGATGAACTGTTGAAATAATATGAATTTTAGTGCTCCAAAGTTAGAGCCAAAAATTACAAAAGATTTTCTTCTTTCTAAAAATTCGGAAGAAACGTACATGTCTACTTATCTGGGGATCCCTGTAAAAAGAGGTCTCCAGATAAGTCCTTTACGGAGGGATAAAAGACCTACTGCCGGTTTCTATCGTAATAAAAAGGGGGAATTAATCTTTCACGATTTTGGCATTGGATTTAATGAAAATTTTATTGGTGTTGTAATGTACTTAAATAATTGTACATATCAAAAGGCTCTAAACATTATTGCAGAGGATTTTGGATATATTGAAAGAAGTAAACATAGAGAACCAATAAAATTAAAAATTAGTTCAGAAAAAATAGAAGAAAAAGCAGATACCTTAATTCAGATCGAAAAGCAGAATTTTACTTCATCAGAATTAAAATGGTGGGAATCTTTTGGTATTACGGAAAAAACACTAAAAAAGTTTAATGTTTATTCTTGCAAATCATTATTTCTCAATGGTAGTTATTTTAAATCTTCAACTGATAGAAGTTTTATATTTGGCTATTATGGAGGAAAAAAGAATAATGCAGAACTTTGGAGAATTTATTTTCCACTAAATAGATCTTTTAGATTTATTTCTAATTGGGGTAAAAATTTAATTCAGGGGGCTAAACAATTACCTGTATCAGGAGATTTGTTAGTTATTACAAAATCTTTAAAAGATTGTATGGTATTGTATGAAATGGGAATTTCTGCTATTGCCCCATGTAGTGAAGTATTATTTTTATCTGATGCACAATTAGAGAGACTAAAGTTGAGATTTAAAAAGATAATCGTATTTTACGATAACGATCTTCCTGGAATAGCTGGGATGAATCGTATAAAGAAAGCCCATCCAGAGCTTTCTTATTTTTTTATACCTAGAAGATTTGAAGCTAAAGACGTATCTGACTTTGTTAAAAAATATGGAATTAAAAAAACAAAAGAATACATCGAAGAAGTCAAAAACTACTTTGAAGAAAGAGAAATCCTCCGTTCCTAAAGCTGTTATAGGAAAAAGATCAAGACAGAGAGGACATACATATGAAAGACAAATTGTAAAAGAATTAAAAGAAATTACTAAAGATGAAGAGTTATGTACTTCTAGAAGTGAAAGTAAAAAACTCGATGATATGAAAATTGATATCGCCGATCCAAATAATATACTTCCGTTCTATTGTCAAATAAAGTCAACTCAAGCAACCCCTCAGATTAAAAAAATAAATAAAGAGGTTGGTAAAAAAGACAAACCATTAGTAATTTTCTGGTCAGCTCAAGAAGCTAGAGATAAGAAGCAAATTTCTGTAGGAGAATATTGTATTCTACCCAAAGATTTGTTCTATGAGTTAATAAAAAGAATGTATAATTG